GCACCGGTTTCTCCGAGTACATCCAGTTCACCCCGATCGAAGCGGCGCGCCTGAAGGGCCACCTGCGTAAGGTCATGGTGGGTGGTCGAAAGATCGTGCTGCGTCGCGACTTCGTCTTCCCCTGGGTTGCCCAAGAAGTCAATCGTGTGTGGGCCATGGACGGTACGGCCGAAACCCTGACCGGCGAACCCATTCGCGTCAGCGTGGTGTTGCCCGACGATGACTTCAATCGCGCCCGCGACATGACGGTCATGAAGCTGCTGGATGTGGTCATCCAGCAAAAGCGTCAGGCCATGGCCGACCACCGCAAGATCGGCTGAACCAACATAACGCCCCCTCCCGTTTGGGAGGGGGCTTATGCCGTCATGCAAAGGTGATGTTGTGGCTCGGCCCGCCAATGAGCGAGCTGTACGGGTTGTAGGCCGACGTTCCAGCCATCGAAGACGGCGAGTTCCAACCCACCCCTTCCAGCGGTCGGTAACCGCCTGCGTTGCGACCCCGCATGCGCATGCGCTGCATACGCGTTTCCTGCGACTCACGGATAGCCGCATCGATGGTCTGCACGTAGGAGACATCAGTGTCATCCACCAAGCGACCGGAGATGGCGCGCAGTCGACCTTCCAACTTGGCCACGCTCATCGGGTCTTGCTGGAAGTCATTGAGCTGCTCCAGCAGGCTGGCCACTTCGTTGAGCAGGCGCTGTTGTTGCTGGCGCTGGTACTGCTGCTCCACCGTCTCCTCTTCCAAGGAGAACTTGGCCACCGCCGACATGGCTAGACCATTGGGGATGCCGTAGTAAGCCAGGTTACGGGCGTGAGCCACGAACCAGTGACCCAACAGCCAAGCAATGACATGGTCATCGTGCCCGGAGGCACTGTGATCAATGCGATCGTTCTTGACCACCAGACCCAGCAGCTCGGTGACCAGCTTTTCGCTGTGCACCTTGTCGCCGCCGTTCTTGGCACCGTTCTGCAACACCGTGGTGTACAGCAGGCTGCGGTTTTCGGCATTGGTGTTGAAGCCGAAGGTGGCCTTGCGGGTATCGTAGAAGTTTTCCAGACGCGAGAGCAGGCTGGTCTGGATTTCCTTGAACGATTCCGGATCGGTGGAGGCGTTGTCCACGATGCGGTTGAAGATGCGCTTGAACGGATCTTGACCGGCGCGAGTCAACTGCAGGATCAGGTAGTCGATGATCATGCCACCGGTGGACTTGCGTTCCGGCACCAAGGTGATGTTCGGGTAACGGATCAGGATATTACCCAGATAGTTACAGAACTTGATCAGGTTGGTTTCGTTGTAAGTACCGGTAGCCACTACCGACAGATCTTCCACGTCGATGATCACCAGCGCGATGGTATCGCGGCCGACCGCTTCGGAGGTATCCAAACCGGCGATGAAGCGACCTTCGGCCATGCGCTTGGCAATCTGGTTTTCCGGGATGTACCAGTTCAGACAGTAGTTGTCCTTGGACCATTCCAGGTAATCGGCCTTGCGCATCGAATCGCGGATGCGTTCGTTGAGCTTCTGACTCAGCGGCGAGGACAGCGAACCGGACGACCAGAAGTTCAGGAAGTCTCGAGCCAGCGACTCCGGCGTACCACCGGCGTTGGCCATAGCCTCCTTGAGCCAGCGGTCAGTGTAACCGAGCTGACGATGCGACAAGGTGATGTTCACCAGCGCACGCTTCATGTCATCGTCGACCTTCTTACCACCCGGACCCACCACACCGGTACAGTTCTTCTTGATACGACGGTGCAGCTCTTCTTGGTTGGCCGCATCAAACACCATGCGCTCATCCCAAGTCATGCCACCGAAGATCAGTTCGTACATGAACTTACCTTCGCGGTTGTCCTTCTTACCGGCCGTGGTAGTGAAGATGTTACCGTAGGGCTGGCCGTCCTTCTTGGCGTTGTTACGAGCAGCCGTACCTGCTGCCAGTGCTGCCGGCAGAATGATGTTGATGAAGCTGGTGAACGGACCTTCGTCCGAATGCAGAACCGGGGAGGTCAAACCACGACCCACGTTGTTCGCACCGGCCTCGGAGTTCTGGGCCACGGCGGTGGAGTAGCCGTTGTCGCGCGACTTGTAGGTTAGCTCGATCTGGTTGTCCGCATCGTCCGGGCGCATCTCCAACAGGTACTTAGGTAGCAGGTCGCGCATCTTCTTCAGACGCTCGACGTTCTTGGTGCGCAGGCTGTTGTCCTTGGTGATCATCGTGATGTAGGTGTGGTCGGTTGCGAAGTGAACCAGGTTCACCATCAAGCAGTCCGTGGACACCGACTTACCGGTCTGACGTGGCTGGATCAGCGCAACGTCGACGTGGTTGAAGAAGCACCAATACATGCCAATGTTGCCACGGTTAGCAATCAAGCGAGGATGCTCGCTACCACCAGCCGCGGGAACGCGAATGATTTCTCGGAAGAAGTACCACGGGTTTTCCGCGCACTCCAAACCGATGTCGACCATCTGCTCGACGGTCAGGTTGGGGGAGAATGGGTCAACGCCCTGCAGGTCCGGGTTATGCAGCGCCAGATGGAAGACGTTGTTCTCAACGCCCATATCAGCGTACAGCTGAGCCAGACGCACGAAGCTCTGGTTGGTGGTTTGAAAATCAGCGATGGCGTCGGGATAGTAATCCCAATCACTGTGAAACAGAATCATAAAGAATCCTTTGCCATCGCCGACCAGAGAGGGAGCCTTCGCTCCCCCTCTGGCTGGTTTTGGCTTATGGGGTTTGGTGGGTAATCAAACCTGCCAACGCCAGTTGCAGGTCGTTGTCTGCCATCCGCCGGATGAAGCGGATGTAGACCGGACGACCTTCGGCCGGGATGGCCGTGGCGGTGATGGTTTGGTTCCAGGCCGAGATCGGCAGGTCGATGCTCTGGGTACCGGTGACCACGGTGAAGTGGGTCGGAACCAGCGGCGCCGATTCGCTGCGTGCATCGAACAGCGGCTTGGAACGGTAGTACAGGCGATCCAGCCATTCTTCCTGGGTGAGGGCACCGGAGGAAACGTTGAGCTGGTAATTGCCGACGTTGATGAACTTGTAGGCAGCCTTGAGCGCTTCGCCGTACGGCGGGTTCTGGCCCGGATCGTACGCGATGGTCCAGTTGGTGCCAACGTCCTGGTCACCACGACGCAGCAGAGTCAGCGCGAAGGTCTGGGTGTGAGCCCATTGTTCGAACTGCGGATTGACCTTCTGCATGTTCAGACGCACTACCAGGTTTTGCACCACACCGTATTCGGTGGGGCGGAAAGCCGGGCTGTTAACGCCGAACTCGACGTGGGACGTCACATCATAGACCGTTTTGCGGTCAAGATCGTACAGGAAGTAGTTCAGGCGGTAGCCGGTGAGCACGTCCACCCAGGTCGGAACCACGTACAGTTTGACCGAGTAAGCGCCATCGCGCTCCTTGGTGCGGGCGGTGTACGGCTTGGGAATCTTGCGATTCGGTGCCGGGGTATCGAGGTAAGCGACCTCGCCATCACTGAGCTGGTAGAACAGCATCAGCGGCGCCGGCTGGCCCTGGATGGTGGCCACGTAGTTGGTCAGGCCTGCGATGGAGAACTTGGTACCGTCCACCGGCATGCTCAGCGAGGTGCCGTCCGAATAGGTCACACGACCCATCAGGTTCAGGCCCGCCACCGGCATGTTGATCGGGTATTCCACCACCGTCGGATCGGAAGGATTCAGGAACGGGGTCTCCAGGCTGATGCCCAGCACGTACTTCAGCGACGCATCATGGCGACGGATGAAGCGGGTGTTCTTGACCACCAACAGCACCTGCGAGCGCGGCTGACCGGAAGCATCGTAGGCCACCAGCGTAAGCTGCTCGCCGTCCTTGAGCTTGCGGTTGGTGTGGCCCACCATCGGAGCCTTGATGGCGATGTTGTTGATGTCATCCATGGCCACCACTTCGAACGGGATGTTCTCGCCCAGCAGATTGCCGGCGTTGTCGTAGAGGCTGGAGATGATCTCCCCGTTCTGACCGATGTCCGAACCCAGGAAGATCTTGAAGCTGGTGACGGTGGTGCCGTAGACGTGCGCACGCGCATCCACGCACAGGGTGTGCGGGATCACGCTGTCATCGATGTAGCAGCGGTAGGACTCGGAGACATGACCGGGACCTGCAGCAAGCAGGACGTCGACGTTCTCCACCTCGCCCGGCGTGGTCGGCTCCTTCCACTTGGTCAGGATCGAGATGCCGGTGGTGTAATCCACATCGGTGACCCGGTAGGTACCGCTGTCCCAGTCGCGGACTTCGTCGTTCTTGTTGGGAACGTACTTGGCCACTTCCGGATCGCCACCGGGCTTGTAGATTTCGCTGATGTGCCAGCTGGTGAAACGACGGTTCGGGTCGACGATGAACGTCACACCGTTACCGGGGATGGTATTGGACATGAGATTTCCTGATGTTGAAAAGGCAACGGGAGAGGCGGCACTGCCATGGACTTGTAGTAGCCGAGCGTGCTGTTCACGGCAGTGCCGCATGTAACCCGTTAATCGACGTAGGAGTCCTTGATACGGACGAAGTGCGAGATGTCCACCTTATCGTTCAGGAAGATCCTGATCGCACGCCGGAGCATGTTGTACTGGTAGATGTTCAGATCGAACGTCACCGTCCGGTCGTGCGGGTGCACACAGACGTAGCGCAGATCGACATTGTCACGGATGCACGGATCGTAATCCAGCAGCCATTCGTAACTTGCCAAGAACTCGCGCAGCTTCTGATCCGAGTACTGCCCCATGAACTGCTGATAGCTCAGACGACCATTGAGCAAATCGTACATGACCGTGGAGGCGAAGGGACTGTAGATCGTGTACCGCTCCGGAATCGGGTCCGGGTTTTCCGGCACCGGCTCAGGCAGGTACTGCGTCAGGTATGCCGACACGGCCGCATCCACCTCACGCGACCTCTCCATCAGATCGTAGGTATCGCCATTGACGATCCCGCGCAGCGGTACGACCAGGTCTTCCATGGTGTACGGTGAACCGTTGGGGACGTTGTCCATCCACAGGTCCGGAGTGTCCTCGTTGAACAACAGCTTGTCGCGGTTGTAGGTACCACCGCGCACTACCAGACGGATGACGCGGTCATCGCGCAGGTCAAAGCGGCTGTTGTGGGAAAGCTTGCCGTACTTGACAAAGCCCACTTCCTTGGGTTGGACCAAGGACATGTCCGGATTGCAGAAGCCCGTACCACGGATGCGCAGCTTCTGCGCCTTGCCGTCGACCAGGAACTCCTTGTTGCAGATCACCACCTGCGGCCACTGCACGTAGTAGTCCAGACCTTCGATCAGGGCATGGCTGTTGAGCCAGATGTCCAGACGACCCGGCGGGATGTACATGATGCCCGACTTGACCACGCCCTTTTCGGTGTACTGGCCATTGACCGAGAATCGCAGCAACCCGTTGTCCGGGGCCAGATCCAGTTCATAGCTCAGGAACATGGTGTCGGACTTGACCGCGGTGTAGAAGAAGCGCGGGTCCACCAGCCACTTGATCTTGCCGTCGATGATGGTGTACTTGGTCTCATCGCCGGTGACATCTTCCCAGTCATTCCACTGGATGACATCATGCAGGATCGGGGCCACGTAGAAGCGATAGCTGGCGTTGGGTTGCAAGGCCACATCGTCCATGGCCAGACTCAGATCCAGTCGACCCCCACCGATACCACCGATGGCTTCGATCGAACGACAGCTAGCGTTGAACGGGGTGTACTCCACGCCGGCCCGATGAACGTACGGGGCAATCAGCAGCCCGTTGGCATCCAGCTCGTAGACCGTCGAATCCACCTGCAAGCCGTAGGGCATCGGCACGACCTTGCGACCGTTGATGTCCACCACGTACTTGGGCGTGTCGCCAATCAGCTTGGCGATGGCGTTGTAGCCGTAGGCGTCGCGCACCACGTCGTTGGTGATCACGTGCGGGTTCATGCCCATGATCTTGACGTAGAGGGAATTCTCCAGCTCGTTGGCCCGCCACCAGTGGACCGAGGAGTCTACACCGACCATGGCCTGATACAGATCCGGTTCCTTGAGCTTGTACAGCTCTTGGATGCGGTGATGTTCAAACACCAACGGACGGGAGTAGCCGCCTTCGCGGATGAACAGCTGCACCGACAGATCTTCCACCGTCGGCCACTGCGCCACACGCGACTGCTGCAGACTGACCACGTAGTCGACCACAATCGAATAGTCACGGTGGGTGACCATGCGCATCGCATCGCCATCGACATTGTTCTTGTGGTAGTACAGACCGTCGAAGCGATCGTTGTTGGACGCACGACGCTTGATCAGGAAGACATCAATGTCATCTTGATAGTCGATGATCTGCCCGCCGACTTGGTCGCCAGCATAATGCAGGAAGTACTTGCGCTTGTTGTCGCGATCGCTGTCAAAGTAGTCCAGGTCCTTGACCTTCCATTCCTTGACTGCCTTGACCGTGCTGTCGTAGACGAACTCGACGATGTCGCCGGAGACGAACATCGAGGGGGTGTAGTCGTCGCGGTAGATGCCGTTGACGTAGAGCCAGGTGTGACCACGCTTGAGCATGTACTCGTGGTAGGCGCGCTGCACTTCCAGTTGATGTGCCGGGGTCAGGCAACGCCGGCCCCAGCTGTAGATCTGGTGCTGGAAGTCGTCACTGCGAACCGAGGAGAAGAACGAGTTGGAGTACAACCGCACATGGATCGGCGTGGTACGAAGATTGACCACCTGCGGCTGATCGCGCACAGCGACCAGGATGTCCTTGTCCGGAGTGATCATGATCCAGGTGTACAGCCGCGCCACGTTGACACCATTGCTGGTATAGATGTCCACGATGAGTTCTTCATCGTGCATCATGGTCGGAACATGGTGCCACACCCCACGCTCAGCCTTCAGACCAACCAGATGCGGTGCGTACTGACCGATCTGATAGACATGATAGACATCGGTGTTGGTGGGCAGCATCACCGACCCCCAAAGGTGGTTGATCGAGACCCGCTCACCACGCGGGTTCGAAATGCGACGAGGCGTGTAGATCACCTGCAAGTCCTGGCGAGGACTGCACCATACGTTCTTCAACGCATGGCGGACGAGGTAATCGTCAGTGTTGCTCATCCAAAGTCCTCCAGCGCATTGAGCACGTCGCGCGTGAAGCGTGCGCCGGCATCTTGCTTGTTGTTGTCTTCGACCATCTTGGTCAGACCTGCACCGCGGAAGCCGCGATCATTGACCGCCTGGAAGATCATGGTCAGCCACGCCGGCGGGAACTCCAGGGCCACGGCCACCAGCTGGCGGGCGTTGCCACCGTACCAGATGCCACCGAGCATCTGCATGATCAGCGCATCGGAGAGCTTTTCCAGACGCGGGGTCGGGATCTCGCGCTTGAGCATCTCGGCGAAGTCTTGCAGGGTGTACGGTCGGGTCAGATCTTCGCGAATGATCTCTTCGACCTTGCTCGGATTGACTCGGGTGATGCGCGAGACGGCCACGATGATCTTCTCACGCTCTTCGTGAGTGATCGCATCGGTTCGCAGGATCTCCCGGTTACCGATGAACAGGGTGTAGTAGAAGTAGCCGGTCAGCACCGCCAGCGGCTGCTGGTCGTAGGCGCTCAGGTGCAGCACGCGCACCAACGTTTCAGAGACCAGACGGATGTAGACCTTGGCGGCCAGATCATTCCAGCGGCGCATTTCGGTGGCACCGTTGCGACGCCAGATGCGGGTCAGGGCCGCTTGCAGGACGGCGCCTTCGTATTCACCGGGTTGGACCACCTTCAGCGAGTCAGCATCGTTGCCGCGCATGAAGCCACGGGCATCGACGGCGATTGCTTCACCTTGGGCCGTTTCAAATTCCAACGGCATAGTGAAGGGGGCCACCCCCTTAAGGTATGGAGGTACGATGTAGACCCCCTCAATGATCTCACCCTTGAGCGATTTGGCCGGTGCCAGATCGCCATGGATGAACGCTTGCTTGAGCGCCATCTGGATCGGCTTGGTGGCCGCAGCAGCTGCCGAGGCTGCCGTGGTTTGGTATGCAGAATCAATCATCTTGCCACTCCAGCGGAGGTTGTTTGGGTCAAAAGGTTGCGCATCGGAGATAGATGATGTGTGAGTTATTTATTACTATGATGCGCGACATCACTCCATTGCTATAGCATTAGTCAGCACTGCCTGTGTCAACCACGTTTAATTTCGGAGTCGCGTCCCGAGATTTCGTTGCCGCAAGCAAAAACTGGTCCCAGTTTTCAGGAGCTTCCAACCATGAGCAACATCCTCAGCGCTGCTCCGGCCATTCACATGCAGGGTATTCTGGACGACTCCGGAAATGCTCCTGTGCGTGAACCGCTGGCGCTGCCGACCCACCTGGCGCACGTGTACCTGTACGCCGAAGACGGCCCCACCCTGCCGCACCTGGCTTCCGGTGCCGCCTTCTCCACCCTGTACGGCGCCAAGACGCTGGACACCCGTTCCCCGTATTACAACCATGCCTCGGAGCTGGCCTCCCAGATCATGGGCGCAGGCAACGCCATCATGGCGCAGCGCATTCGTCCGGCCGACGGTAAGGAAGCCCGCTTGCTGCTGTCGCTGGACATCGTTGCTGACGACGTGCAGCAGTACGAGCGTAACGACGACAAGACCTTCAAGCGCGACGAAAGCGGTGCCAAGATCCCGGTGACCGGCTCCGGCGCCAAGATCCCCGGCCACCGTGCCCGTCTGGTCCTGAACGACTGGACCCTGGGCAACACCGTCGAGGAGTTCGGCCTGGTCAGCAAGAAGGCTGGTGGTCTGACCTCCAGCACCGACGTGCAGTCGCAGGTGATCCCGCTGATCGAACTGCCGGCCCGTTGGTTCGGCAATGCCGGCAACAACAAGGGCACCCGCTTCAGCGTGCCGACCACCCAGTCGGGCAACCCGATCAACGACAACCTGGTCTCCCAGACCAAGTCGTACATCTACCGCCTGCAGCTGGTCAAGCGCAACGACCCGGATTCGACGACCAACGTCATCAACACCCTGCTGGGCAGCCCGACGCTGGACTTCTCGCTGAAGCCCGATGCGATCGACACCAGCAACGATTCCGAGATCTACCTGGCCCGCACCTTCAAGGACGCCTACGAGGCGGCCGACCCGTCCTCGGGCATGAGCCCGGTGTACGGCGCCTTCGGTGATGTCCACATCTACGAGGACAACATCAAGGAAGTGCTGGCCATGATCGGCGCCAAGGAAGCCCCGGCGGGTCTGCTGCCGGAACTGACCATGGACGCCAATTCGCAGTACCTGTACATGGTGAACCTGCTGGGCGCAACCGACCAGTACGGCACCCCGTACTACAGCTACGAGCTGCTGGGTCCGGCCCAGGGTGGCATCCTGCTGTCCGACGCTTCGGCGCAGTGGGCTGTGGGTGGTGCTGACGGTACCCAGTCCTTCACCGCCTTCGACAGCGCGGTGCGCAACGAGCTGACCAACTACGGCCAGCTGGAAGCGAAGATGGAGAACTGGGCCAAGTACCCGGTGTCGTTCTACTACGACTCCGGCTTCACCCTGGACACCAAGCTGGCCTTCCTCCGGCCGATCGGCGTGCGCAAGGACGTGATCTCGGTGCTGTCCACCCAGGACATCAGCCAGCCGCAGAACGATGGCGCCAAGGAATCGTCCATGGCCATCAACCTGAAGAACGCCGCTCGCCTGTATCCGGAGTCGGAAATCTTCGGTACCAAGGTCTGCCGTGCGGTGGTCGTGGGTCACTCCGGCCAGCTGCTGAACTCCAAGTACCGCGGTCCGCAGAACAACCAGCTGCCGCTGACCATCGAGTTCGCTGCCAAGTGCGCCGCCTACATGGGCGCCGGCACCGGCATCTGGAATTCGAACGCCGCCTTCGACGAGTCGCCGAACAACCAGATCAGCAAGTTCAAGAACGTCAACATCACCGACAAGGGCGCCAACGCCCGTCTGAATGACTGGCGCAATGGCTTGGTCTGGGCGCAGGACTACGACATGCTGAGCCAGTTCTGGCCCGGCCTGCAGACCGTCTACGACGACGACACCTCGATCCTGAACAACTTCTTCAACGTCGCCATCGCGGTGGACCTGTGGAAGGTTGCGCAGCGCGCCTGGGCCGATCTGACCGGTTCGAGTGGCAAGCTGACCCAGGGTCAGTTCATCGCCAAGTCGAACGAGCTGATCACCAGCCGCACCGAAGGTAAGTACGACGGCCGTGTGACCATCAAGCCGGATACCTACTTCACCGTCGCCGACGAGCAGCGTGGGTACAGCTGGAAGACCGACATCCACATGTACGGTGAACAGATGCGTACCGTCGGCACGTACTCCGTCGTGGCCCATGACACGGCTGATCTGGTGCTGGCCCAGTAATGGGCCCTCACCACAGTCTGACTACGACTCGAGGAAACTAAGACAATGAGCAACACTCGCATCCAAGGCACGATCCTGGGTAGCAACGCCTTCGGCAAGCAGACCCAGGCTCCGATGCTGAATCCGGCCATCGGCGGCCAGATGGGCATCATGACCGACTTCGCGGCCTACGTGAACAACGCGGCCTACGTGCGTCGGAACATCATCGCCCTGCTGATCGCCGCTCCGCGCGGCTTCCGCGACCTGGACAATCCGGAGATCTGGGAACAGACTCTGAAGGCCCTGGTCGAGGTCCACCCGAAGTCCATCGACGGCCTCAACTCGACCCTGAACGTCGAGCACGTCGAGAACGCTGTGGGTGGCGCTGGCGAAATGCAGCAGGACCTGTCCAACGTGACCCGCACCCGTTCGGTGCCGGCCTTCACCTGGACCGAAAAGTACGGCAAGCCGATCAAGGCCTTCCTGAACGGCTGGGTCCAGATGCTGATGATGGATCCCATCACCAAGGCACCTGGCATCATCGCCTCCGGCCGCCGTCCGAACGACCTGCTGCCCGACTACACCGCCATGACCGTGCTCTTCTTCGAGCCGGATCCGACCTTCACCAAGGTCCAGGAAGCATGGCTGTGCACCAACATGCGGCCGAACAACCAGATCGCCGAGACCACCGGTCGCCGTGATCTGACCCAGGCAGGCGAGTCGCTCGACTACAACGTCGAGTTCACCGCCCTGACCCAGGTCGGCCAGCGTGTCATCGACTTCGCGCAGGAGCGTCTGAGCGCGATGGTCATGACCGGCATGAACCCGTACCTGACCCAGAACGCCTTCACCAGCCGCATCGACCCGTACGTGGCCGATGTGCCGAACGGCTACATGGAGCAGGCGCGTCGCGTCGCCACCAGCGGCAACACCGTTCCGCGTCCGTAAGGACAACCGTACCAAGCATAGGCGGGAGGGAAACCTCCCGCTTTATGCCCTATGGTATGTAAGAAGCGCATCGACATCTGCTGACATCTCTCGTTGAAAGCATCTGGCGCCGTCGCGGGACCGCTCTCCCCCAACCGACGGCAACCCGATCCAAGGATTCGCTACCCTTGGGGACCTCGCCCCGCCCTCGCAAGAGGGCGGGGTTTTATGCCGCCGAAACCAAAAAAGAAAGAAGCCGACATAAACCCCCTGCCCGAAGGCAGGGGGCAACACGTTTACAGGTAGCTGATGAAATCCTGCAGGCGTTCGATGTCGGCCAGACGGATGCTGCACAGCACCGGTTCGTAAAGACCCGGCAGCAGTTCCTCACGCCGAACGAGGGTGGACTCGAAGTGGATATTACCCGGCCCCATGATGCTGACCGTGCTCAACACAACTTCACCATCGTTGGTGTGATCGATCAGGATCTGGTAGAAGTTCGCATGGGTCTCGCCCATCTCATCCACTTCCGGCCAGTTACCATAGTCGGTGTGCAGCTTCACCATCGGGACACCGGCTTCGTTGGGCGAGTGGGGAGTGATCACCACTTCCGGCTGATGTTCGGCCATGCGCTGGGTGAAGCGTTCGATGTCGTTGACGGCGAAGACGTTGGATGCGCAGCCTGCAGTAATGTCAGTCATTGGTTTTCTCTTTGCGGCGTTGGATGGGGTAGGTCATGCCCGTGGACATGATGAGACGGGTGAGGTGGAGGTTGGCAGAGGTGATGGCCGCATCGGGATGGATGCCCAGAAGAACCCTGACCATCTGATCTTCAGAGTTCAACCACTCCAGGACCTGCGGGGTAACCTCATTCCAGCCCTGCGTGACATCCTGCAGCTTCCACGCTTGGTCGTTCTGGAGCAAGGCAGTGAAGGGCTTTTCATTGCCACCTTGTGCCTTGAAGTCGACATGGCCATGAATGACGATCAGGTTGGGCAGGACGCTGGCGTTCTGCTGGCCTTCGACGATGGCGATGATTTTACTTGACATGCGTTTCCTCAGGGTGTCAACGCCAGTGCTCGGTGATTGAGAAGGCGTGGGATTCAGGGGACATGGTGAAGACGCGGGCCTGCACCAGATCGTAGACGAACTCCTTACAAGACCGCTCCGGATTCATTTCCCGGTAAGCGGTCATCAAGGTGTTGAAGAAGTAGTTCTCCGGCTCCACCGCGATGTGGTATTTGTCCTTCCCGCAGTGCAGGGTCACGAACTGCTGGCCCTGCTTGGCCAAGCCCCTGATTTCCAATTGCATCAGGAGCATTGCGTTGGGGAAACGCCGGTCAACCTGTAGGCGTGCCATCTTCGACTCAGACCCCCAGACGTAGACCATCGCCGGCGGGAGCTTGTGGGTCTTCTTCCGATCTTGGATCAGGAAAAGCCAGTCGGTGTTTTGCATCCACAACCTCCTTCTTTAGATGAAGATGGTGCCCTTGTGATCCATGGCGCGGAAGATGTCCACATCGATCAACGTGACCGACTCCACCTCCAAGCCGCCATAAACGCCGAAGTACAGACGCGGGTTATCGCGCAGGTGTTCCAGGACCACACTGCGACTGACGCCGAGGGCTTGACTGCGCACTTTCTTGCGTTCGTCCGGATCAGACACCGCACCCACACAGCCGCACTTGTAGATGTACTGGAAGTCGACAGCTCGCATCAAGGTGTGGCCGTTGCGCTTGACTCGACCCACCAGCGAGCCGTGGACCAAGAAGCTGTCTTCATCGAAGTTGAACAGCTGCGCGTCGGGGGTGAAGGTCAGCGCTGTGGGAACTACGCCAAGTGCGTGATTAGAGCGCACCTCTTCTTCGACCAGCTTATGATCGATCTTTTCCTGCAACGGATCGGGATTGCGCAGGTAGGCCAAAGCATACTCACCCAGCTTCTGGTCCTCGATCACCTCCAGGGCCACCAGACGCTCGTAGATAAGCATGTAGGTCGTACCCTCGCCCAACACCACCTTCTCGATGATGTCATCGCTCAGGAGCTTCTCCGTGGCTTCTGGAGCCAGGCTGGCGGCTTCGTGGGGCAACAAGAAGCGCAGCACCCGCATGATCAGGTTCGGCATGGTCATGCGATAGATCAGCCGGGCTTGAGCGGGACTGATCTTTTCACCGAGCGGATCGGTCCGCTCCGGCTCATCGTCATAAATGCCCTCCCCCTCGGAAGGGGGAAGGATATTCATTTCATCGGGGTTGTTCATTTGGCCGCTACCCAATTGCGCAGTTGTTCCCAGCTGTACTGGGACATTGCGGTTGTGATGGAATCGATGTCGACTTCGTGGAACTGCACCATTTCCCACAGCTTCTCGCGCACACTGACAACGCTCTGCGGAGTATGGAGCAGGAACCACATTTCTTCGGCATCGACGTCGTCGAAATGGAGCGCGACGTTTTCGCCGGCTTCCATCAGCTTGTAGAGCTTGTAGGTCCGAAGGTCGGTCTCATCGAGCTTGAGCAACTCACAGAGGCCACGGATCTCCGTCAGCACCAGCAGGCTGTTGAGGGAGGTCGGCTTCAGGGCCAGGGGTTGGCTGGGGATCGGTTCCCCGGCTGGGCGGTTTTCCTTCGGGGACGACGGCCACAGTTTTCGAAGCACTTTCAACATCGGTAAGCTCACCGTAGTATTCGAAGGGAATGTTCAGCTGCTTGCACAGCTGTTCGAGGAATTTGATCAACAGGTGGCGATGACAGAACTTATCCGGAGCACAGTAGCAAGCCATGGCACTCATCGGCGCAGCCTGCAAGAAGTCCATCCAGTTCTGGCGCTTAGACTGCCAAGAGTTGATCAAGGTCTGACGATAGATCTTGGAGTACTCCTCCTCATCGATCGTACCGTTCTTGTACGCGTACACTGCCTCACGTACTGGTGAGAACAGTTGGAACCGAGAAGCGTGCGTGGTGTCCACCAGATCGATGCCGTGATCTTTGGCCAAACGCCACTTCCCCATTTGGATACTGAAAAGCCGCACGACATGTTGTTCGGACATACACCTATCCTTGCGTGGAATTCTTCTGCTCTGCTACTTGACGCTCTACTTCGTGGACCAGCGCATTGATGCGCTTGATCGGTGCCCCTAGCTCACGTGCGATGGTCTCGGCCGTGTAGCCTCGATCCAAGTACTGACGAATCATCATCAGTGCCGTCGGACTTGAGGTCAGATCATTCACTACGTACCCCCTACAGCTAAAAAAGATGTACTGCATAACCAGCAGAGGCCCACGAATGGGCCTCTGCCGTATGGCGCCTAGTGGCGCCGGCAAGGCGCGAAGATCAACCGAACAGGCGGGTGGCTTCGTCGTTGGAGTGCTTGCGGACCTTGCCCAGGTCGCCGGTCGGCGTGGCGCCGGCCGCGGTGAAGCCCACCGACACGTGGCCCAGCTTCTTGACCTTGCCGCCCTTGCCATCGTTGAACTCGCGCACGCGGTCGTAGTCGATGTCGACGGTGTCACGGCCCAGCTTGAAGCGCAGCGAGGCGGTGTCGTGGTCTTTGTGCTTCTTGAAGTCCTGGCCGGCCACGTTGGACAGCGCGAGGGCGCCGGCGGCGATGAGTTCGGCACGGACCTGGGAGTGGCGCTTGAAGCTGGCTTCGCTGACGTCCGGCGGCAGGTTGTCCTTGACGAAGTCGGCGTTCAGCTCGAACTTGCCGTCCTTCAGTTCGCCGCTCTGCTGCATCAGCTTGGCCAGCGACAGCACGGTGTCGGAGATGCCGTGGGGGTTGTCTTCGGCGGCGGCCTTGGTGGTCTTCTTGGTTTCGGTTGCGGTGGACATCTTGTTCTAACCTCGTGGTTGCGTTGGAATGGAACTTTTGCGTGTTCTGCATAACAGCTACCCTCGTCGGTAACTATTTACTGCAGATTCAAGGGGTGTTGCGAAGTGTTGCACCGGTGCAACAGCTTTGTTCCAGCTGTGTGCAAAGGGATAGTACAGGGTTGTAATGCGTTTATCTAGGTTTGACCATCCAGCGATTTGCGGTCAATGCCCTTACGAAGCCCCAGACCGCGCAACAGGGCGTACCACCACCCCTTGGGTCCTGGTGGGTAACGCAGCTCCACTGCGTAGCTTGTGGCTGCCACCCAAGCCTTGCTGACCGTCTCACGCGCATTCACCACTTGTTCAGTGGCGTGTCGCCAATACGCCTGAGCGTAGATGTCCACAGGTGGTTCACGACGATTGAGCAGCTCACCGTGATCTGCGATCAACTTACAGGCTTCCTCGCGGAGTCGATGGGCGGTGGACTCCAGCCAATCTGCCCGCTGGGGCAATTTCCTTTCCGCGATGTTCAGGAGGTAGCGAGCTTGCTCGACCAGACCGTTGGCTTCAATGAGAAGCATTTGGCTGTCTTGAAGAACTTGCTTTTGTTCATCAACCATGATGAGCCACCTTTCGACTGAAGAGCCCACCCAGCCAATTGCGGAATCGACGGGTCGGTGTGATATGGAACATCTGGTGTTCCTCAACAAGAGCCTCGGTCAACATACACAGAGTCTCGGCTCGAGCGCAGATGGTCAAGCACAGCGTGTACACCTGCCGTGAGTAAGCACTCAGTGCTGGCCGCACGCTCTCGGAGACTTCGAAGATCGCCGTCGGTGCCCTGCAGGTGATCTCATTGGCTTCCTGCTGCAAAGCCTTGCCGATCTCCCTCAGTTCGATGGCACGTGCCATCGACTTCTTGAGCTCCTCCAAGCTCCGCCCCGAATCATCGCACGCATTATCGAGGGCATCGAGATGTTTGCTCAACTCCAAGGCCTTGTCGTGCAACTCTTCGATTTGATCCTTGAAAAGCTTAACTGGAATTGTAGTCACATGGGTTCCTTGGTCCTGAGACACTTATCGATCCAGTTGGCAAACCGTCCCCACCGCGTCAAGCTGTTTTGGTGATGCTGCACAGCCTTGTCGATGGAAGCCAATACCGACTTGGAAGTCAAACTGGCCGCGTCATACTCGCTACGATATTTACCGTAACCTGGATGGTCTTGAAGTTCGATGGTGGCCGCCCCCAACTCACTCATGGCGCGCCGCACTTCATATGCCAGAGCACGACAACATTCCTCGTAGTGCTCGTCGGAGGTCTGCTCCAGCCAGTCTCTGGCCTTGCGACAGACGGCAGCTACTGCTGACTGCGCGTCACAGAAGCGATAAAGCTTGGCTTGCTCGGCTGCTTTCTTGAGTTGCTTTTTCTCCAACCCGACTTGCAGATCTGAGACGTAGTCAAACTGCATCAAGAGGGATTCGTATTGATGTCGAAGCTTGATAAGCCGAATCGACATGAAGAACGATTTCGGGCTCACTGTAACTTTTTCGAGCCGATCGATGTAGTCCCGTACCTCCTTCTCCATGTCCAAAAGCGAGGGGAGATCCTCACTCTCAATGGACACGCCCATCATTGCTGTCTGGATGATCAACTCGTAAATGCGAAACGAACTCTCAGCTGAGATCAGGAAGGCATTGAGTTCCCTGTACTCTACCTCGGCCTGGGAGTTGACGAAATCCGGTAGAAGTTCGGCAAAGTCCTTTACTCGATCTTCAAGATACTCCAGATCCAACGATAACCCGATGACACGCGCCAATGCCGCCGGAGACAACCCGCGTTCATTCGTTACGGTCCCAACATTCTTGCGAAGTCGCCACATGGTCTCGACTAACCAAAGCGGGTTATTCTGCAATTTCTCCTGCAGCTTCCCCACGTCGGTGGAAAAGAAATCGAATGTGACGCGTAGGTCGTCCGCAGACTTTTGAACCTCAGCTAACGTCACGACTTCATCCCTTCCAAGAAACTTCATAGGACCATCCTTCGATGTTGTAGTAAGTGGCGTAGTGTTCGTGCCAGCACAGAAGGTTGCGGACATACCGCTCCATCGCAGTGCGATCATTACCGACGATCTCCTCGGTAAGGATTTCGCCGATCCACTTGTTGATTTGTTTGTCCTTGCCTCTCTTGAAGAGGGGACTCTCAGGCTTCTTACTGGAAACAATCTTGGCACGAATCTTGCCGCCCTCGACATTTTCCCAGCTAGGACCTCTTGCGGGCATCTGCGTTTTCATCAGCGCCCGCAAGCGGCCCTTGACCAGATTGTATTCTTGATGCTTGATGCGCAGCGTGAGAACTTCCGGCTCTACGTCATTCGGATCAGCCCCGTCCTCCGTGACGAAAGCGGTGAAGAAATGATCCCCATCCGGCGCCACGTATTCGTGGATCATCCCGGTTCTCTTGACCATTTCGGTGAGCAGGCAAACTGCCATGGAAAGCAAGTTGCCCACACCACCGAAGTTGGTATAGACGTTCAGGGACAGCAGCATTTCACCGATAGTTTTTTGCAGGTAAGCCTTGCTTTGATCGGTGGTTTCCACCAGGGTCGGTGTCATGGATTGGATCACACCGAAAGTGGCGAACGCCGGCGCCGCCATCCAACCTAGAGTGAGACTGCTGAACTCCTGATCGTCCCGATAGAAACACATGTCAAGTGACTGACCGGCCACCATGCGCGGTGCGCTGATGCTAAACGGTAGGGTATACTCACCGTCAATATCTGAGTGGGCTTCGAAAGCACCGCGGATGATTTCCATGAATACCGGACCGGTTGCAAACTGCTCGAACCAGGCCGTCACGGAGTCCAAGTTACGACCGGTTTTGAACTTGTCAAGGCTGACGATATTGCTCATTGCTGAATCCTTGTTATCCGATGCAGATCTTGACTGGAATGGGAAGTGGGTCCAAGTGCTGATAAACCAATGGACGAACCTGCTGTTCCCAGTTGAGCTGACCGGTGTTGTGCCCACACCCGATCAGGGGCAGGCCGATGGAGGTGATGCCGAATTCTTCGTAGCGTTCTGCGAGCTGTCGCAGGTTCGCATCGATCATTGGCAGCTTGGACGGAAAGCGCCAGTTGTCTTTGGTGGGAAACAACAACACCTTACGCTTGTCATCCACGTCAAACACTTCCAGACGATGGATCTTGTGGTAGTTGGGCGGGATGTCGTTGTAGATGCCTTGGTAGAAACGGTAGAGACCCGGTACGCGATTGCGGAACTCCACTGCAATGCCCTTGCCCATGGCGCCGATCGTATTAACACTACATATCAGGCATTGCATACGGCACCGAAACAGATCTTCCCGTTGTTCCGAGATAATCATGTCATTCCTTGCGAGCATAAGAGCGGGAGGTTGCCCTCCCGCCCGTGGTTCAGGCCGACAGGCGGCGTTCGGCCTCGTTGATCTCGGCCATCACCTTCGGCAGCTTCTTGAGCTGCTCGTCCTGCTGCTTCTTGTGCGCAGTCCAGTCGATGCGCAAGCGCTTGATCACGCGCGTGGCATCGCCTTCGTAGCGGACACGATGCATGGCGAAGTTGAACATCTGCAACACCTCGGGCCCGGCCGGCATCTCGATGAAGTGCTTGAGGATGCGCGCCCGGTTCTTGACACACGGACCCAGCGGGCCGGTGGTGTGGTCCAGCTCGTGTTCCAGTGGACCGATCTCGGGGTACAGCGTATCGCCGTTACCGATGTGATCGACCAACTGGGTCCCCGGCTTGTACTTGGGGAAGTGCTTTTCCTTGAACTTCGCGATCAGCTCTTTGACTTCGTGGCGGCTGAGAGATGC